GAGGAATGGTCTTGATAGGCCGAGCACCACCAGCGATCCGGCGAATCCCCGTAGGTCGTGTCGTTCGTGTTCAGCGCCATGACAAAGTTGTCCATGGCGAACACGATCCGAGCGATAGGCGCAGCGGTGATGTCCTGGAACACGCCCGACGAGGAAGCCTGGATCTTCTCGGTGTCGTTCGTCGCGAGGGCGATGTTTCCGAACTGGTCGAACATCCACCGGTTCTCACTCGACCCGGTGTAATTCGCAGTACGGGAGACATCGAGCCAAGCCGTTCCGGACAGCTCGTACATGTCCGTCTGCGTTCCCGCGAAGTGCCTTCGCGTCCCGGAGGTGTTCATGAGCACAGCTGACCCGCGGCATTGAGCCGTCAAGGCAGCAAGTCCGCTCACCGCATCCACCTGAGAGGGACCGCCTTCAAGACCTCGATCCGAGGGGATGGCGTTCTCGCAATCCACGATCAGGCCCGGCGTGGTGGCCTCAAGGTCGGGAAGGAAACCAAGCAGGGGAATCACGCCGCCCTCACCCGCATGGAGCCGGAGAAGAGCGCTTTCTTCTCGTTGGCGTTGAACTGGCTGGCTGCGTCGAGATACCGCTGCAACGAGCGGTTCATGCGCATGTCGTCGCTCAGGAAGTCATACGCCTCCACCAGAGACGCGAAGAGGTAGACATCCGGGGAGTTGGTCAGGAGCCAGTTTGTGTCCGCATCAGCGGAAAAGGCGTCGTACTTGGCCCAGTAGTTGACGACACACTCCGAGCCGCCCTGAACCTTCAGGGTGTTTCCGTCTACCGTGTAGAAGACAGGGTAGGAGGCATCGGGCTGGGTGTTGTAGATGTCCTCGGTGACGTACTCCAGCTTCTTGGGATAGCCGGAGACGGTCGCCTTGACGTGGCGGATCTCCAGCAAATCAGCTGGAAGAGCAACAGCCTCAGAACTGAGCGTCGCGGTGTAGTCGGTGAGCTGGTCGCGGGCGCGGATGTCCCGGCGAATCCTGGCCTCAGCCAGGGTGACGAAGTCGGGGATTGTGGTCGTCAGGTCAGAGCGATTGACCCAACTTGCTACGGCTGTCTTGAGTTGTGCGTAAGTCGCAATACTCACGGCGCGGACCTTGGACTTGGTTAGTCATAGGTCTGCTGCCCGAGTTTGGACAGTCCCGGGGCGGATTATGTCACCGTTTGACCGGCAATGGGCGAATATTCAAATCCAGCGAGGGAGTTTGCTTGGAAACGCAGACCCCCATTGATGGGCCGCCGAAGAACTCGCCGTGGAGCTGGTTCCCCGCGAATACTCGCTTGAACGTATCCATGTCCATGCGGTGATAGTCAGACGGATACCCATGGAACCCCTTTTTCGGGTTGGCCATGGTGATGAGGAACACTCCCCCGGTCTTGAGGATGGTCCACATGTTCGTGAGGGCTGAATCCCAGTCCTCCATGTGCTCCAAAGCGTCTGCTGAGCACACCGAATCGAATGACTCTGCCCCGAATGTGGAGATCAGGTCCCCCACATTGCAGACCTGGTCCACACCCGGGCCCGGGGCCATGTCTACCCCCAGCGTGATCGGAAGGACGCTCCGGAGCCCCCCGTTGACCTCGTAGGAGCCGACATCAATCACTCGGCCGGTGATCCTTCCGCGGTGCTTCTTGGCGAAGTCAAGGATGTGTTGATGCACGCTTGACTCCCTCCAGGCGCATGTCCCGCAATGGTTGGTGTGTCTGGGCCTTGGTCTGCGTTACCTCAAGCCCATGGATGGCGAGCATGTCTGTGAGTTCGCTGGCCGAATAGCACCACCGATGCACCATCGCCGGGTTGGCGTACTTCGGATCCCCGTAGAGTCCCCACAGGGTCAGATGTTCAGGTAGTTCATGCCCACCCTCGATCACGAATCGGAAGATGTCAATGATCTTGTCCAGGCACGGGAGTTCGAGAACCAGGGTCCCGCCAGGCTTGAGAACGCGGATCCAGTCCATCAGGATCTGGTCGGCCTCGTACCGATAGAAGTGCTCGAAGACGTGATACGCGTGTATCTCATCGGCTACACCGTCATCGAAGGGCAAGCGCTCGGCGATGTTGCATGACACGTCAGGGGGCTTGCTGCACCAGTTGTCGGCCATGTCCACGTTGACGAAGCCTTCAAGGTGACGATTCCCGCAACCTAGGTTGATCTTCATTGCACCACCTCGCAGATCGCCCGATACCACCGCTTGGCGATCAGCTGCGGGTTGAAGCGCTCCCGGATCTCGTCCTGAAGTGCCTTCACTTGCTCGCGTGGATCGATGCTCATGTAGTAGTCCAGTCCCTCGACCACATCCCCCGTGTAAAGACCTTTTATCTCCGCGTAGGCCGGCAGTTCGCCGCACACCGGGTACTTGCCTAGACGGATCGCCCTGACTGCTCGGTTGGCGCTCTTGGCCATGCTCTTTCCGGTCGGGATCACGACAACACGACAGGCTCGCATCTCCTTGGGGAAGTCTTTCCAGTTGTGGTTGCTGACGACTGTGAGCGGGTATTGGATTCGGCCCGCGACCGCTTCCAGGTCTTTGAGGTTTGACTTGTGGCCGAACCACAGCACCCCATTCCCCAATGTTGGTTCCGTCTCGTCATCCTCGTAGGGGTCATCTATCACCAATGCATCCCTACCCGTCTTCTCCAGGATCAGATCCCGCATGGATTCAGAGTTGCACGTCAGCAGATGGGCCTTCTCGCACGCCTCCATGTAGTGAGGCCTTTGATGGTCACTGAAGTGGTCGTCGCACACGTCGAAGATCAACCGACATCCGGAACTCAGCACGTAGTCGATATCCCAGCCCGACTTGGCGCCGATCACAACATCCAATCCAGGTTTGACGAGCCCCTGCTTCATCAGCAGCTTGCGCGGGATCAAGCTCCTCAGCCGGGCTGAGGCGATGACAGGATCGGTGTTGATCCAGGCTACGCCGAGCATGCAGTAACCTCGCTTCGAGCCCTATGCCACTTCCCTGCCATCTCGGCGTCTGCGTAGTGGGGAAATCCGGGAATGCCGGCCGTCCAATGCAGGATGGTCGCGTTAAGGTTCTCGCCGAACTCATCTACCAGCCAGTTCCACTCCGCTGGGAGTTCGCCAATGTCCTGATCGTTGATCCACGAGAGTTGCAACAGGGAAAGCGGCTTCTCTGCCATCCCCTCCACCACAGATGGCACCATGCCGGCCCACGCTGGATGCTCGCAGTTGATGAGCATCATCGACGCCCAGTTCTTGCGCTCGTAGTCCCGATTCGGGCACTCCATGTCAGTGCCCCGGTACTTCAGTGGGTGCTTGGTCTTGTAGCGGTGTTTGACCACCTGCACCGCCTTGGTCGGATCGAAGGCTTTCGCGATCCTCCCGAAGTCGCTGTTCACCACCATGTCGCACCCGTCCACGAAGACCGCCCAGCCCTTGAAGCCGCAGAGGTAGGGAACGAGAAAGCGGGTGAACGTGAAGGCGTTGGTTCCTTCAGGGAAACCGTGCACGTAGAGCGGGGTGACGGACACGAACGCCGACGAGTGGTGCAGCAGGGAGGAACAGAAGGCGTGGTAGCCAACCTCCTCTCTCGGGTCGAATCCGGCGAAGACCCGGATCACAGGCGTTTGATGCAGTCCGTCCACGATTCACCTTTGAGTTGCCGATGAAACTTGTTATTGGCGTACCACGGCAGGCCATCACCGCTGGCGTAGTTCCACATGGGACGAGAAGGCACAAGGACCGTTGAGGCCTTCCCGAGCGCTCCCGCAAGGTGATGCACTGTCGTGTGGATGCCGATGATGTTGTCCAGCTCAGCCACGAAGGCCGCGGTGTCGTCGTAGTCAGGAGACTGGACGGCACGAGGGATGTGGCGCACCGGCAGGCCCGAGGCTTCGATTTCCTCGGTGGGGTCGGTGTACTGGAGGGAGACGAAGATCTTGTCCGGGTTCGACTCGATCAGAGGCCGAAAAGCATCCAGGCCCACCATCCGTTCTTTGCGCTGCGTAGCGGCACGCCCGCCGGACCATGCGATTCCGACGACAGGCTTTCCCCAGGAAGAAAATAGGACGCGCCACTGAAGGCGCCGCTCAGGATCGGCAACGAGGTAGGGGCTATGTGGACAATCCGCCCGGGACGGGCGATAGATGCTAGCGAGTGAGCCGCTGCCGACGCCTGCATCGAACGTGCGACCGCTAGCCCAAAGCTTCTCTTCGCGGCGCGTTCCTCTGACTTCAACCTCCGGGAACGAGCGCTGGAAAAGCCCTGCAAGGCGTTTGTCGCACTCAACCGTAATGCGCTTGGCATGCTTCTGTGCGTCGGGAATGATGGACGCGTACATGATTTCATCGCCTAGCCCCTGTTCTCCATAGATGAAGAGGTTTTCGACCGGGGAGCCATCCCACTTGGGCTCGTTGCCGATCTTCACTTCCTTTCGGAACCTGCCCCCCAGGCAGTGTTCGTAGCCCTTCCAGCCTTCTTTCCAGTTTCCTGTGGCCAGTTGGGCAAACCCGAGCGTCGTCCACGCTCCGATATCGTTGTCCTTCTCGATGGCCTTCTTGCACCAGCGGATGGCTTCGGTGTAATTCCCCTCGCAGAGGTATGCCGCACCCATGTTCGCCATATAGGAGGACTTGGGCATCAGTTCATAGGCCCGCTTGAAGTACTCCCGCGCCTTCACAGGCTGTCCGCACTCCTGCAGTGCCATGCCAGCGTTGTTCCACGCCTGGTGCTGCTTGGGCATGAGCTTGGTGATGCGCTCAAACACCGCCAGAGACACGCCATAGCGCTCTGCTCTGGCGTTGATCGTGCCGATGATGAACAGGGCTGCAGCGTCATCCGGATCGTCCCGGAGAGCATCGTTGGCGAGCGCATGCGCCTGGTCTGGATCGGAGTCCAGGACCTCGAAAGCGGCCTGTGTCTTAGACACGCTTGTTGGTCGTGAGGAGGTATTCCTTGTTCAGCCGGCGCAGCCCGGAGATGATCTCCTTGGCGGGGGCGGTGAACACGTTTACGCCGATGCCATACAGCTCGGCGATGACGACATCAGGGATGTGAGCAACGTGCGCGAGGTTGTTCTTCACGCCTTGCTTCCAATACCCCTCGTCGTTGCGCAATGCAGTCGTCCACTGCACCGCTTGAGAAATATCCGCGTCCTTGCGGATGACCAGCTTGTCATCCTCAATGAAGGTCCGGGTCAGGGTCCCGGTGAGAGGGTCAAAGGTCTGGTCTAGCTTTTCCATGGCGAAAAAGAGAGCCCCGAAGGGCTCTCGAAAGGCTACTGCTCAGGTCGCGAGGTCTTGGATCTTGAAGTGAGCATCCGGGTTGTCCGCAATGAGCGTGAACTCCGTGATGAGCATCTTCTTCTCAGCGTCACCGGTCTTCGCGAGATCGACCGACTTGATGCCGTCCAGGAACGCCACAGAGACGTACTCAGGATCGATGCCGAACAGGGTGCGCGTGCGCATGTAGCGGTTCAGCACCAGCTTGTGCTCGCCAAAGTCCGACACGTACATGTCCACACCACCAATCACCATGCCTTGGGCGGCACCTTGCTTGGGGTTGTAGAAGCCGGCGTACTTGTTCG